ATTCTTATAGTGACCAGCGTTGGCAGGGCAAGGACGCAATGCTGTTGGCTTTCCGTGAAGACTTAGATATGCAAGCAAAGTTGCGTCTTGAGGTCTTTACACACTTTGAAATCCCAGCACCATGACGCTAGGGGCTGATGACCGCAAGGACATCATGAAAAAGTCCCGTAAACAAGAAAAACGTTCAGCGGTTACTTACAATGGCAGTCGCAACGCAGGCTCTGGCTCTTTTTGGTTACGAAAGAATGATGTGCGGTCAGTTGAGTTTCTTATTGAAAACAAGTTGACCATAGGAACAAAAGGTATTACTCTCAAGGAAGTAGACCTTAGAGAATTGAGAGAACGTGCGATTATTGAAGACCGTATACCTGTATTGCAGTTTGACCTCAATGGTCGTAATTACGTGGTTCTTGTTGAAGACGATTTTTTGGCGATAACAGATGATGACAAAAGTTGATTTACATACAAAAATATTAGAATTATTGTTTACAAAAGAAGATGGACTTACTTGTCAAGAACTGCACGTGGAATTGCGTGACGCCTATGACATCAAGAAGCATCATGGAACTTTATCTGGTGCACTTAATTCTCTTCATAACTCTTTAGATGTTTTTAATATCAAGGTTAAACGTAACAATCAAAAACCGTATGTGCATGCTTGCTTTAGAACTAAGTACGATGAAAAGCATCGTATTGACTACCCAGCAAGAAGAAATAAATGGGAATCTATGGCTGATTTATTGTATTTTGTAATGACTGAAGATAAGATTCCCCCCGACGCTTGGGAAAATGCTCTCAACAGTTATAGAAAAATGAAAAATGTCTGACAAAACGCCTTGGCACCTTAAAAATTACAAACAATCTTTGACTTCAAAGTATCGCCTGATACCTATTGCTGAAGAACAACTCATGCGTGAGCAACTAGAGAGCACTAGAGACACCCTTCATTTACATCCTTCAGAGATTTGTAAGCGTGATTGGTGCAACCGTTCATCTTGGTACACCATTAAAGGGTATGAGAAGGCTGACCGTGCTTTGTCATTCCAAACTTTAAACATATTTGCTGAAGGTCATGCCATTCATGCCAAATGGCAAAAGTGGTTGACAGACGCAGGTGTACTAGAAGCAGTTGAGGTACCCATCCTTGATGAGGAGTTCAGATTGATGGGACATGCTGATGGCATTATCAATGACGCCAAAGGTAAAGCCATCCTTGAGATTAAAAGTGTTGGCGCTGGGACCATCCGCATGGAAGACTTTGAACTGTATCAAAGTGCTAACAGTCCTGATGATATGTGGAAGAAGGTTCGCAAACCGTTCAATACTCACCTTCGCCAAGTAAACCTATACATGTATTGCTTAGGCATTCACGATGCTGTGTTTTTGTATGAATGGAAAGCCACACAAGAAGTAAAAGAGTTCTCAGTAAAGTTTCAACCAGAACTCATTGAAGACATTCTTTCAGGTTGCAAAAATGTAATAAGAGGATTAGAGTCAGGTGTCCCACCTATGCGACCAACATGGGTAGAGGACTCAACAAGTAAAACATGCAAAAACTGCCCATACAAAAAAGTATGCTGGAAAGAAGACAACAATGAATAAGCCATCACTGGCACCACCTAAGCCAATCATGGGAGAATTTCTCAAGAAGTTCCCATTGGCTGACAAACCTCACGGAGATTTCCCTGAACTTCCTGGGTATCTTGACGAGTTACCTGACCCAGAACTGATGGAACTGTATACCAAGTTTATTTCTTGGGGTTCCTATGCTAAGTCTGAACTTGTTCAATCTGAGATTATAGAAGAACGTACTGCTACTAATCAAAAGTTTTATGAAGCAACGACTCTTATCAATCAGTGGGGAGAAGGCGCTAAAGGAGACACCGTTACGCTTGCCAAGGCTCGCCGTGACGTGGACCCTGAAGTAATGAGTGCAACAGATGAGTACCTAGAAGCACGAGCCTTCCGTAAGTTGACGGAGTCTGTGTTTGAACGATGTGAGCGTGGCGCACAAGTTATCAGCCGTGAGTTAAGCCGACGCATCTCTATGGCACCTAGTGAACGTCGCCAAGGGCGGTACACAGCATGATTACCGAAGTAATGCCATACCGTGGACCTTCTTATCTTGCTCTCCGCTTTGCGGCTATGCGTAGAAAACGTTCTTTTACAATTCCTGAGTTGATGTTTGTTATGGGGTATAAGTATAAAAAACCATATGTTGCTGGACGCTCTTTGGAACGTTTAGTTAGTTACAACTTCTTAGAGCGCTACGGGGACACGTGGAAGATAACCCCAAATGGTTATGAGTATCTTAGAATGACTGCACAATCTTACTCAGGTGAGTTCAGATGACACACATGCCTGACCTCCCCGTAGGTGACCAAGTACTAGAACAACGTAGAGTCATTAAGTTTTGGATTGAACGTTGTAAAGAATTAGAAAAAGAAAACGAACAATTAAAAGAAAAGGTGAGGTCGTTCTATGGCTGAGTTTTTTACACTCGTAATAATGGTTACTGCGGTTTTTGTCTGCGGTGTATTTACTGGACAAATGTTTAAGGACGAGTAATGGTAAAGAAAAAACAACAACAGGATGACTATTCGTGGCTTAATGAACCTGCTATTGAGTTTGTTGAGCATGATTTTGCCAAAGTCCAAGCAGAACGTGACGCTCTTAAAATAAAAGTACACGAGTTGTATACTGAGGTTGAGCGCCTATCAAGAGAGTTAGCCCGTGGGTAACTTTGTTGCAGGATTCCTTGTAGGGGCAATGTTGGTCATCATCCTTTGGCAAAGGGAGATGTACCGTGGCAAATAAAGCCAAAGCCAAAGGAACATCCTTTGAGGTACTTGTAAGAGACTATTTAATTGACAAAGGGTTTATACATGCCCACCGACCTGCACTATCAGGTGGTAATGACACAGGAGATGTTAACGGAATTGCCCGTAGGGATACTCTTCGCAAAGTGGCGGTGCAGTGTAAAAATCAGCGTCAGTTTCAACTTAGCCAATGGCTAAATGACACGGTAGAACAAGCCTCCCGACTTGGTGGGGCTGTTCCTGCATTGGTTGTTAAACGCCCTGGTAAAGGGGAAAAAGCGTTAGGTGAATCTTATGTTGTGATGAGGTTGGAAGACCTCACTGACCTGCTAACAGAGGCTGGGTATTGTTAACTAAAGGTACAACCTTTTTTTCAGGAGTACCTTATGTCGCAAGATTTGAACACCACCATTGATGATATTCTCAAAGTGTCTGGTTCTAGCAACCCACAATCCGTTGGCTCTATTATGGCTCGTGCCATTAATGCAGGGCAATTACCAAAAATGCGAGCAATTGGCGCTTCGGCTGTCAATCAAGCCGCAAAAGCCTGTGCCATTGCACGTGGCTTCGTAGCACCACGAGGAGTTGACCTCTCATTTGTCATCGGTTTTGATGACATCAAGGGAGAGGGTGGAGAGACTATCTCCGCAATTTCATTTAAACCCATCGTAAAGTAGGTACTAATGACTGGTCGCCGCAAGCCTTCTCGCCGTCCAACGGCTAGTAAGTATCGTAAGGCACTGTCACGCCCACGCCCCGTAGGGATGATGGGTGGCGGTCAAGGCGGCATTCTTGGTGGACCATCTTCTGGAGGGCTTCAGTAATGGCGCAACAGAATACGTTTACTTCATGGAGTAACCCATCTGAGGCTCCAGGTGCTGTCCCTAACAACTTGTATGGACCTGCCCCTGTATTCCGCAGTGGTAAAGATGAAGCACTGGCTGGTTACCGTTCGCAACCAGATACTTTGCACCCAGACGGTTACCTTGGAACAATGTCTTCCAACCGCCGTCAAGATAAAGTTCTAGGAACACTTAGTCGCATGAACGCTCGGCAGTACAGCCGAGGCGTACACAAAGGCGAACGCATTAATTCTGGCGATTATGTATGGCCTGCTGAGTTTAACCCCATGACTGCGCTTGTATTACAATCGCAAGGGAAGAAGTTTGCACCACCAGGTGCAGAACCTGTTCGGTTAACAAACGATGGAAAAGTCGGACCACGGGGAATCCCTTCCCCAGATGTAGCACCAGTTGAAATGAACCCACAACGACGCTCTTATTTTAAGAGCCTTATGCCTGCTTGGAGATAACTGATGGCTTATAAAGTAAGACGCTCATCACATGGTGGAGACCGCCGACATGGTCGTTCCCTCATTGAGACCCTTAACGATGGTAATGACACCAATGTTGATGCATCTGATGCTGAAACCTATGACGAAACCGTAGGACCTCGTGACATGGTTCGCCGTCCAAACACTGAAGAGTGGGGAGAACGTGCTGAGGGTTACCGTGTTTTTTCGGGTGATAGCGATGACGCAGAACAAGTGCGAATGGTATTTGCCGCAAACGAAGGTCGTTCAACTGGCGGAAGAGGAAAAGTTAGATTTACTAACTGGGAAGAGCCTGAAGAAGTAGACGAAAAGTTAGAACGTAAAAAGTGGGAAAAAGAAACGGGTATGAGTTACTAATGGGTGGGCACAGAGACGATGGAACGTTCGCAGAGGACAAATCCAAAGGACGTAGTTTAGATAAAACTACTTATTTTTCTCAATTTAACGATGATGCACCAGCAAGTGGTATGCCTCGTCCAGACCTAGACGAAGTGCTAGACCCTTGGGACCCCGAGGACATTGAGGAAGAACAAACACTTAAAGAAGAGCGTCTGAAGAAAGGACACTACTAATGACTACTGACCACAGAGGTCGCCCTGTTGGGGGCAACCACCGCTCAACACCACGTGTACAGCAAGCAATTGCTAAACAAATTCAACGTGATACTAACATTAGCCTTTATGAATCAGCAGGGCTTGCATCTAATGTAATTAGAGCACATCGCCAAGGTTCCCCCCTTAGTGGACGTGGTCCAATTGAAACAGGTCCAGTACAAACAGGTCTTCGTCCATACGTTGGTGACAAAGAATACAATGAGGTTATGGACCGTGTGGGACCAGGTGCATATGACCACGGGCGAGATGATGCATGGAGCGATACAGCCGCCAGCATTAATTACCCACATGAAGTTAACCGTGCAGTTCGTACTGAAGGTGGAACGGGTAGTTACATTGGTAAAGCCGTAAAGAACCGCCAAGGTTACGCCGAGGATGATTCATTCTAATGGGTGGACCACGTGACGACGGTGCATCCGCCGAAGACAAAGCGCACCATGAAGGTCGCAAAGTTTCACGTGCTCACATTGCACGTAGATTTAGTCCAGGTAAGGGTCCAGGGTCCTCCTATGGTACTTGCGTAGGTTGTAATACAGAACAACCTGTTGGTATGTCAGGTCGTTGCCATGACTGTGGTACAGAAGACTCAGGAACCGATAAGTAATGCCCCAAGTCCCCTATAAGCCTTGGCAATCCCGACAGGAAATGCTCATAGATATGTCGTTGCAAAGCGCCATTTCTGACCCTGAGACCATCAGAGCAATTCGTCCTATCGTGCCACAGCAACTCATGCCTGAAAGATTAGGTTTTTCTAAGCAAGAGATGGGAATTATGGACGTTCTAAACACCGATAGGTTTGCGCCGACTTATCGTTCTTGGGTCTCAGGCGCACCAGTAATGTTCCGTAACGGCTTTATCGCAGATGACTTCACAGGTTCTAGCCGCTATTCAATGCAAGGATTATCAACATAATGCCAGTAAATGATTACCGCCAAGACCAAGCACAACAAACGTTTGATGCTCAACAACAACAAGGTGCTCGTCAACGTACGTTTGGCTTCCAAACAGGATTAGGAACACAAGCACCAACAGGTGCCGCACCTACTGCTGGACCAGTTGGCTCTATGGGACCACGCCAAGGACCAAACACAGGTGCAACACCAAACTACGGTATCCCTGCACAGACAAATTATGGTGCAGGCAATAGTTCAGGTCGTTCAGGCACCATGCCTACAGGTGGAAGCACCAGTTCTATGTCTCAAGCATGGGGTGGTTCTGGTGGAAACGCACAGCAATCCATTACACAGCCAGCAGGCAGTCGTGCACTTCGCCGTGGTTCTACCGTTCAACAACAAAATGTTGGAAATACTTACCGTTCCTACAGCATGGGTAACGATGATTTTAGTAACAATAACTTTGGCGATGTGCTTGGTGCAGGTGCTCAACAAGACAAGCGTGTCCAATCAAGTGTTATCCAAACTGGTGGAAACTCTGTTACCCAAGACGCCAGTGGTGGCGCTGGTGGTCGTACAGGAAACGGTGGAGCCGCTCCTGGTGGTGCAGGTGGAGCAGGAGGTGGAGCAGCCGCTCCAGCCGCTCCAAAACGTGCTCGTACAGGTGGGCGTGTTGCTGGTCAAGTATCTGACACCCCAGGCGCTCAAGCCGCACGTACTCGCCGTGCAAACAGCAAAGCCGCTGGTGGCGCTGGTGGCGCTGGTGGCGCTGGTGGCAAAGGTGGAAACAGTGGAGCAGCACCAGGTGGCGCAGGTGGGCAGAACACCGCCACAGTAGGTGACCAAATCAGCGTTGATTTTGGAGCACCTTCATTTGCTACAAAAAACCCGAAAGCACCAGCACCAACTGGAGACGTAAGTGTTAATTCTGGTAATAGAACAATTTCTCAAAAAGGTAAAGACCTTTCTGCGTCCCAGTCGGATGATAGTAGTACAAAAACCACAACTACAAATACGACTAATCCTCCTCCAGCGCCCCCTGCCGCACCTCCAGCAGGTGGTGCCACACCAACTACTCCTCCACCTCCAGCAGGTGGCGGTACGCCAGCACCAGCAACTCCTAAAAAGAGTGGAGCACCTGCTACGCCAGCCGCTCCAGCGCCTGCGCCACGTACACAGGCACCTTCACCTAGACCAACTGCTGCTCCTGGACCAACTCCAGCAGGTCCTCAAGCACAAGTAACAGGACCTGCTACAGCAGGACCACCACAAGTTCAACCAGCCGCTCCAGCACCTGCACCTGCTAAAGCAACTCCTGCACCAGCGGCGGCTCCAGCCGCAAAGACAGCACCAGCCGCAAAGCCTGTTGCTAAAAAAGAAGCAGTTAAAAAAGCAGCCACTAAAAAAGTAGATGCTGCTGTTAAAGAAACACCAGCACCTGCTAAAGAAACTCCTGCAAAGAAGGAACCTGCAAAGAAAGCGGCGGCTCCTAAGAAAGACCCAAAAGCGTAGAGGAGTCTCCTAAAGAGGCTCCAAAAGCACCCATGGAGATGGACGTAAGACCAAATCCACAAGGCGTCAATGAACGCCACGTAAAAGTCGGAGACCAATGGGTCCCATTATCAAAGTATAATAAATGATAGGATTATAGTATGGCAGTTAATGATTCCCGTTCCATGAATATGGACCTCATCCGTGGCGCAGGCGACGGAAAATTCAAATCTCTCACCCCAAGTCGTGGTGGAGAAGTTGACCCAACCTCAGCAACAATTCGTAAGGAACAGTTGCAAATTCAATATAATGTTCAGACGTCACCAGACTTTCCGAACTATGAAACACACTTGCGATAGGAGCAACTGATGGGAACAGACCACAAAGGACGCCGTATCGGTGACAACCATAAAGCAACGCCACGCATTTCTCAAATGCTTGCGTACAAAATGGGTTATGACCCTAAATTTTTAGGTGGCGCTATTCCAGAAGAATACCGTGAAGAAACTGCTCAAAATTTGATTGATTCACACCGTGCTGGTGTGGGAAGAGGTCGTGGTGGTTCTAACGCAACACCATTGATTTCAGATGTTGTTAAAAATCGTCACGGTATTGTAGATGGTATTGCTGAAGAAAGGTACCAACGTGCCTGGAATGTGACAAGCCCACGAGAAGAATGGGGCAATGATGATGGCAGGAATTCTTATTTGTTTGACCACCCTGATGACCCACCACGAGGGTACTAGACAACCTACTTAATTGTCCTGTAGGCTGAGAGCCTACCAAGGAGTATAAAATGGCTGAAACAGGTTTTGACCGTATCCTCGTTTGCAAACATCATGGTGTTATGTACAAGATGCGTCCTTATGATGGACCACCTGAGTATGACCAAGAACTTATTGAGTTGTGCAATCGTCACAATGCTCAGTTCCCTGACTCAGATAAATGTCGTGCAACCATCTACCGAACAGACCCAGAGACGGCTAGTAAATTGGATATGGAGTCAGCACTTACAAAAGAGTTGTCTGACCATGACGTGTACATCAAAGATTACCGTGATGACTTAAAGGTTGAAGCCCTGAAATGTTTTAACCAGCACAATCGCCCTAGTGATGGTTGCCCTGATTGGTGCATTGAGGCTAAAACTATTGGTCGCAAGATTGGTGTTCCGCCAGAGAAGCGCCAGTATCTCTGCATGTATTGCCCTGCTGGTGCACACGTTGCACACATTGAACGTAAGGCTATGGGGCTTTACGACCAATGATTTTTATTACCTTTGATACTCTTGCTAGCCCAGCAGAGTCATTGGGCGCAAGACAACCCCGTCCTGAAACACGTCGTTTGTGGAGTGCTTTATTTCCTCATTACCATGGGCGCATTGTGGTTATTGCAGATGGCATCCCTCGGGATGGTATTAACGGTGAAGAAATTCTTAAAGAATGGTTAAAGCGTGAAGGGTTTAAAGCAACTTCTGTAGATATTTCTAGCGAGAAGAGTTCTGAAGTTGTGTATGACCGAGTCATGGCTCTTGCGTCAGTATTTGGAAAACCTCATTGGTTCATTGACACCAACCCTGAATCTATTGCTAAAGTGGCTCGCTACGGCATACCTACACTTTTAATGACCATTCCACATACCATTCGTCCTGAATGGGATAAAGGTCGGGAAATCAAAGGTTGGGATACGCTTGTAGAAGAAATCAATAAGCAAGAAATGGCTAAAAAAGAAAGAAGTTGGGGCGACATTGAGTGACATGACGTTTGAAGAATGGTATCAAATTGGGATGGATAAGAGTTTCTGTGGTCCACCTATATGTGTAGAACACGATGGATACCCAAGCACAGAAGATGAAGACGCATGGTGCGAAGAGAATGGTGAGATGCCTTGTTTCTCCATGGTTCGCCTATACGCCGATGACCTTGAACGCCTACTTGTAGAGCAGAACCACTCCCCTTCGGTGTGGCGCAGAGTTGGCTGGGAATGAAAATATACTTTGGTGGTGCTGAGAAAGGCTCTTACCGAAACATGCTGTTATCCGCAGGGGTAACTCGTTTTGGTATCAATCTGACTCATCTCCCTGTCCCAAAGAAAAAAGAACAAGACCTTGGCACCATGTTCAATGGTGGAGAGGTTCTTCTTTATGTTTCTGAGACAGACGAAGACATCGCTAAGTACGATACTTTTATTCGTCAGCATGCTGACAACCTCAGTATTGTCATTGGACAGCCCCAGTACGATGGTGCATGGCTTGGAGAAAAGTACGTTCCTATCTGGAATGACCCCGAAGACCTTGAGAGGTTGGCATGGTTGTGCCAGCGACATGGCAAGGTTGCTATCTCTGACAAGGCTATTAACGGTAAGAACCTAAACCGAATCAAGCAGTTGTCAACCCGATGGGGCACCCACCTCATTGGTCTCACATCTAAGCCTGACTTGATTGAAAGCATTGCTTGGGACTCCGTTGTGGTGGTCTCATGGACGTCTGTCATCCGCTATGGCGAGACACAGGTGTGGGATGGGCATGGGCTACGCAGGTACCCAGCACAACAAAAAGACTCTGCTCGTAAGAAACATCGTGCCGATATTATTCGCCTTGGTATTGACATTGACGCAGTCATGGAAGACGAAGTGTCTGCCGTTGGTTCGCTTGCTATTGAGTCTTGGAAGCAATGGGAAACTAAAACATTTGGGGGCTATGACCACATGCAAGACGATGATGAGCAAGAATTTGGTACCCCTAAAAACGGGGACATAATTGCTACCAACCCTAATACCCCTGATGCAGGAAACGTGGTTCCTAGGGGTACAAGTATTGCTACCAACGTGCCTGAGAAGCGGCACGAGGGTAACCGTGTATTGCTACCAGTAATGGGTGTAGAGAACATTACCTCTATGGGGTCGCAAAGCCTTGATAGAGAAGGGGAATCTATTGAAATTGCCCCTGAAATAACCCCCCTGCTTAGGTACAATGCGAACCCTTTACGACAGTGTAATAATTGCTACTTATCCTCACGTTGTCCCTCATTTCAAGAAAATACTGAGTGTGCGTTTTCTTTGCCGATTGAGATTCGGACTAAAGACCAACTTAGTGCCGCAATGAGGGCGCTTGTAGAGATGCAAGTGGGTCGTGTGATGTTCGCTAGGTTTGCTGAAGAGATGGAAGGGCAAGGTCTTGACCCGTCTCTGTCGGCTGAAATGGACAGAGTGTTTGCCCTTGTAGAGAAGATGCGAAACATCTCAGACAACCGAGAGATGGTCAGTCTCAAGGTAGAAGCAAGTGGCTCCAGTGGCGTACTGTCCCGACTGTTTGGACAAAAGGCTGGGGAGCATGCTCGCCAACTCCCCAACGGTGGATTTGACAGTGGACAAACCGACGCCCTTTACGCAGACATAATTGATTTATCTGAAGAGAGTTGACAAGTCCCCAAATAAGGACATAGACTCCGTACATGTCTAAACATGTACTAGTAACTGGCGGTTGTGGTTTTGCAGGTCACCATCTTATTGAACACCTCCTCGTCAACACCGATTGGGAAATCACGATAGTTGATTCCCTTACCTATGCAGGACGGGTTGACCGCTTAACGGACATCAATGGGTATGACCCCAAGCGTGTTCACATTATGTGGCATGACCTACGCTCCCCGATGCCTCCAAACACCCCTGATGTAAATTATGTTCTACACCTTGCGGCTGAGTCGCATGTGGATAGGTCAATTACCAATCCAGTTCCTTTTATTTTGAACAACATCATGGCAACCACCAACCTTGTGGAGTGGGCACGTCACCAAGACAACCTAGAACACTTTATTCAGATTTCTACTGATGAGGTGTATGGTCCTGCCCCTGAAGGTTACGCACACCGTGAGTGGATTGACCCCATGCTTCCATCTAACCCATATGCGGCTAGCAAGGTTGGGCAAGAGGCTGTTGCTATCTCTTACTGGCGCACATACGGTCTCCCCCTGACTATTACTAACACTATGAACTTGTATGGGGAACGTCAAGACATTGAGAAGTTTGTTCCTAAGACCATGAAGGCACTACTTGCAGGAGACAAAGTTATTTTGCATGGTCGGGAAGCAAAACATGGGTTTGTGTATTCATCACGACATTGGCTACATGCTCGTAACCATGCTGATGCTTTGCTTTGGCTCTTGCGTGAAACAACCCCTTACGTATACGGAACCAGCCCTGTCTTTCCTCAACTTCCAAATCGTTGGCACGTGGCTGGTGAAGAACGCAACGTACTAGAAATGACATATGAAATTGCCAAAACACTTGGTGTTAAAAACATTAATCATGAGAACGTTGATTACCACTCAAGTCGCCCAGGTCATGACCACCGTTACGCACTGGACAACAGCAAAATTATGAACGCTGGATGGAAACCTCCGTACAGCCTTGAAGAGGCACTGACAAAAGCAGTGGAATGGACAATGGAGAACCAAAAATGGGTGAAATGATTACCGACATTGGCATGGACATGGATGGGGTTGTTTACCCCTTTGTCAATGCTTTCAAAAGTTATTGTGCTGAACGTCAAGGAAAGTTGTTTCTTCCTGAGCCAACAAGTTGGCATTTCTATGAAGACTGGGACATGGATGAACACACATTTCATGAATGGGTAGAAGACGCCGCTACAAACTACGAAGTGTTCTCTTCTCAAAAACCCTACGCAGGGGTAACAGATGCATGGAATGAACTACGTGCTATGGGTATCAAAATCCACGTCCTCACCGCACGTCCTCAAGCCGCATGGGAGCAAACGGCTAAGTGGCTGACTGCACAAGGTTTGGTTGCTGACAGTCTGCACTTTAACCCCACAAAAGGCTTTCTCACAAAGATTGCAAAAGGTCAAGCACTTATTATTGACGACCATGTCCAGTATTACGATGAAGCAGAAAAGAATGACATCATTCCTGTTCTTATGACTCGTGCATGGAACACACATAAAGAAGACGCAACACGTGTAAATAACTTGTCTGAATTAGTATCCCTCATACGTGGTTACAACCTTGTAAAGAAAACTGAAAAGACTTCTATGTCTAAGAAATTAGCAACGTACTACAAAGAAGAAAAGCCATCTCCATACATGAAAAAATTGCATGAACGGTACCCAGTAGAACCTCATAAGAAACCAGAACCAATTTGGACGTACCCAACAAAAGACGATGGGGTTTGGCGAAACTAATGACTACATCTTCACGAGCAAAACTGTTGGTAGATGCTTCTAACCTAATTGACGGAGACCGTAACGTTCAATATGGCGACCCCATTGACGACTTCTCACTTACAGCCTCTATGTGGGAAGCCTACTTACGCCGTATTGTTATTACACGTAATACTGGTGGAGAAGTATTTCTTGACCCACATGATGTTGCTGTCATGATGTTGCTTGTAAAGGTATCTCGTTTAGCACAGTCCCCTGAAAAGCAAGACCATTGGTTAGACATTGCTGGATACGCAGGATGTGGTTGGGAGTGTGCTGAACAAATGTACAAACCTAGTGGACACTGAAGAAACAAAACAAGCCTACGCACGTGCGATGGGCTACACAACAAATGAAGATTACGCACAACTCAAAGCAGACTATGAAGCACTCAAGAAACGTTATGAACAAATACTGGTTGCTGTTGAAGACAGCACTGAAGCGGTTCTTAGAATTGCTAGAGAAGGCAAAATGGATTTGTAATGCAATTACACCTGTGGATGGAAGAGGCATCTTGCCGCAAACGTAGAAACGACTTCTGGTATCCACCATTAGATACTGACGTTCCCGATAACTATTACGCTATTGGACGTGAGGTGTGCCATCGTTGCCCTGTATGGGATAAGTGCTTAGACGCAGGCATTGACGAGAAATGGGGCATGTGGGGTGGTCTCACTCCACAAGAGCGAACAGTTATTGTTACTACTAATCCAAAGCCATCAGCAATAAAACAGCATGGTTCATGGATTAGATACCGACAAGGGTGTCGCTGTTCTGATTGTATTGACGGGCATAATCAACCCACAAATAAAATCAACATAAACGTCATTCCAAAGCATGGTGAACCTGTTCAAGATTTAGAAATGTTGCGTTTCAACTTGCTTTCAACCTGATTGCGTGTAAAATGTAACTAGAGACCCATACCAAGGCTTTACCCCCGAGCACCTAGTGCTCTCTTGGTATGGGTTCTTTGCATTATTGGACAAACATTGGAGACAGATGATTTATCGCCTCATTACAGCAATTACCCTTTCCGCTACCACCTTCTTTGGTGCCATAACGACAGGAGGTGATGAGCCAGAGGCGAGTACAACGACAGTTGTAATCACAGTTCCTAAAGTGCACAGTATGTCAACCAACATGATGCACCCCGAACTAAGAGCACAGTTCAAAACAGGAAAGGCTGGCTCCATTAAGTTTTGGGAAGCAGTGTCTTGGTGTGAGACTAACCACAACTGGAAAGATGGTGGTTACTATGCAGGTGGACTTGGTATGGCGCAATCAGCGTGGCAAGGCTTTGGAGGTAGAGAGTTCTCACACTCCCCTAAGAATGCAACCAAAGAAGAACAAATTATTGTTGCTAATCGTTTGGCATTCTTTGGATACCAAACCAAGAATGTATTCAAGACACTTGATGACAAGTTGAACAACAGACCATTCTTTCGCCCTGCTATTGGATGGCGTGACTCCAGTAACTGGGGCAGGGACTGTGTGAACTGGAAGACACGTAAACCATTACGTATTGAATACACCCAACAAACTGTGCATGCAACAGACATGCTGGACAAGTACCTGAAAATGCCACTACAATGACGACATGTCACAAGAAATAAAGTATGCATGCAAAGCATGTGGAGTAAGTATCTCCACTGGTATCACTTTGGTATCACCACCCATACACAAGTGCCAAAAAAAAGCCAACAGAGCAATAGAATTGGAAGTACAAAATGAAACTGGGAATAGCAAGCGGAGACCGAGTACCAGCGAGTAGGTCACAAGATGGCGTTACCCATTGGGGTGGCGCTGGTTGGGTTCGCCTTGGTCAATACATGGACAAGATTGCCAATGAAGGCATTGAAGTTTGTATGGGCACATTGGTATGGAACCGTACACACTTTTCCATTGACACTAGTGATGGTATTGGTGAACACAACTATCAAGACGTAGACATTATTTACATGCAACGACTTATGCATGCTACTTTGGCTACACACATAAAAGAGGCTCAGGCGTACGGACAGGTCATTATCAACGACCTTGACGACTGGTACTGGGGGTTGCACCCTAGCAATGGCGCTTATGCATCCTCACACCCAAAGACTAACCCTAATGAGAACATCAACCACTACAAAGGCGTTCTTAGTGCCAGCAACCTTGTAACTGTGTCTACCAACTATTTGGCTGAACGCATCTCTGCCTTTGTACGTTGTCCTATTTTGGTTATTGAAAACACCGTGGACGTGGCACGATTTACACCCGTTCAACATAGCGACACCACGCTTCCAGTGGTTGGTTGGGTAGGTTCAACAAATCACCGAAGTAACGACCTTGAGATACTTTCTGGCATTATGAAACCACTGTATGACAACAATGAGATACTTTTGATGCATGCTGGATATCACATAGGAGCACCATCAGTAGCAAGCAAGTGGGGCGTTCTTGAAGAGTCTGTAGAACGTTACCCAGCGCTTGACCCAGAGCGTTACCCAGAGTTACTAAGAATGGAAGTGGGTGTGGCTCCACTTAGCGACATGCCATTCAACCACGCTAAGTCTGACATCAAACTTCTTGAATACTCTGCCTCTGGTATCCCTTGGGTCGGTTCTGACCTTCCTGCGTATCACAAACTTTGTGAGGAGTGGGGCATTGGTCGTACCGCAAAGAAACCGAAGCAATGGTTGTCTCATTTACGGGCACTAAAAAACCCCGACATCCGTTCCTCCGAAGGCTCCGCATTGCGTGAAGCCTCATGGAAGAGGGACATCGGGGTTGGTACTAAACAACTGTTAGAAGTTCTAAACTCCCTGTCTTCTTGAACTCTGCAAAGAGTTTGCGTCTATCGGAGGGAAAGGTTCCTGCCCAAATACCATGCGGTTCATTGTTGAGAACAGCAAACTCATAGCATTGCTTACTAACAGTACAATTCTTACAGGCATTCATTGCTGTACTAATACGTTCTTTCTTCTCTCCCTTTTTGAGTCCTACTGAGTTGTAATCAAAAAAGACGTTCTTGGGTAGTTTCCCGCAGTTGGCGTACTCCCTCCACCCTGTACTCATGACATGCCGAAGGTTAGGGAAAGAGACGGCGGTTTCCGCCTCCCCTTCCCCTACCGCTATGGTCACACCCTTGCTAAGGGTCACAACAACACCAGTTCATTGAGCACACTCATTACGTGGGCATCAGCCTGCTCTATTCTTCCGTTGATGGAGTTCATGGCATTACGTTCTGAACGTGTCTTGTTGTTACCAGCAATGTGGTGCTGGTAGGTATTGAAGACCTGCACGACTCCCAGTGCTGTTCCCTGCCATGGTGCAACCATTGGGTCAGAGTTGTACATGGTGCGAAGAATGTCTTGCTTGTTCTGCATCCGTGAGATAGCAGACTGACAAACCGTTCCTTCTTCACCGACAGGTGCAAGGCGATTGACAATGGCATCCCACTCATTGCTATTTACGCTGGTGTTAGACAAACGCTCAATCTCTGCAATGATGTCTTCAGTCATAGTGAACATGATGTCCAATGCCTGACGAATGGATTGGAGTTGCATGTTGCTGTTCTTACTATGGCGAGCCTTGAACTGTGCACCATCTGTAGCAAGTCCTGCAAACAAGGTGTTGTCACATACTGGGGCGTTGTACACCTGCTTGTACGTGGTGGAAATGGTTCCGTTGTGGCTGGTGGTTGCCAACAAGATTGGACGTACAGGGAAACCAGCAGTGGTCTGAATGTTGTCAGGCATGGATACTGCTACCCAAGCGATGCCACCTTCACGTAAGCATCCAGCAGAGTCTACGACCAACTGGTTGTCGTCAATGATGTTGCTGACATTGTCAAGCAGTGTGTGACGGTACTGGTGGATGGCATAGTTCTCCTTGAAGACTCCCATTACGTGGTTGTTGTCATCACGCATGATTGCCTTACGGTCAGTCTGTTCAACGTAACGAATGATGTTTCCATCAGCGTCATGGAGTGCAATGTAGATTGGTGTTTCAACGGCGTTCCAAAAGAAGAGGCGGCGCTCAACATCTTCAATGGGGATTGCTCCGTCATAGTGGTTTGGCTCATCGCCTTGGGACTCTGCACGATAATGCCATGCGTTGTATCCACGCTTGGCTACATTGCCGATTAGTGTCATTGTATTTAGCGTACGTGATGACTCTTTGCTCATTTCATATTCCTTATGTTTGTGGGGCGTTGCCCCTGTTATTATTACTTTACTTGTTGAGTGGTGTCTGCATGGGGTAGGGGGGGGGGTCACCCCATCATCTCCGAAAGTAGAAGGGCTGTCACACTACCTGCCTCAGCGTTCATGTCCTCTCCCCAACCATCAAGGCAAGCAGAGATAGTTTCTTGTTTAGCATTGCAGATTGCCCACATACGAGCGTCAATGGTTGGTGACTCAGTGTCAATGGCTGTCAGCCACCAAGCGACTACGGCATTCTTGACGCCATAGCGCCATGCCCTGTCCTCTGCCTGTGCACCAACGCTGGGCGACCATGGTATTTCAACCATGACCACGTGGCTGGCGACTTGAAGGTTGAGTCCTACGCTTGATGCATCGTATTGTCCAATGAACAACCGAGCCTCTCCACTGGTGAACTTATTGACAGCGTTGTTCTTTGTTTCAGCAGTCATGCCACCAGCAACTACGACAACTCCATCGTTCTTGAAGTGCTCCTTGATGGCGTTGATTACATTGGTGTGGTACGCAAATGCAATGACTTGCTCTCCTGCCTCCAGCAATGAACGGATGTGAGCACATGCTGGCTCTACCTTTGCTTCACCAAGCAACTGCCTAAGTTTATTTATCTCTGTAATGACGGGAGCCTTGCTCGCTGCCATGTACGCATCATTGCCATAGTTCTCCATCACCCAAGCAAGGAAATCTTCCTCAGCCTTGCGATACTTGTTCATAGATGCCTCAGACAACTCAACGTCTAACTGGGCACGTCTTTTGGGGGGAAGGTCTTCCAGTACATCCACCTTGCGTGTACGTGTGTAGACGGTGGAGCGCAGTATCTCATTTAGTTCTGATGTGTTAGAGGCTCCACTGGTGTTAGGAAACCCATTGACCATCTTGTAATCACAGTAACGGGTAAGGAACTGTCTCTTAGTACCGAACACTGGGTCAAGCCTGCCGATAATCTTCAACGGAGAAATAAACTCAGACGGACGGTTAGGAATGATGGTTCCCGACAGCAACACGCAGTAACCATCCTTGGGAACCTGTGTAGCAATACGGGACAAGCCTTTAGTGCGATTGCTGTTCTCAGTCTTGAAACGGTGAGCCTCATCAACGACAAGGCTGGTGAACTTGCCAGCAAGGACATTCTGCCAAGCCTCAATGATGGAGTCGGGCACTAACAGCACGTCACATTTTGGCAACTTGTATGGCTTACGACCCTTGATGGATGACACCTTGAGCCAAGGAGCAAACCTCTTTAGTTCTGCTTTCCATTGGTACACGAGGTTTGGTGGTACGGATACCATCACCTTGTGACCTTCCTTGACAGCCATATGCGCTACAGCAATGCCGATGGGCGTTTTACCAAGACCCATGTCCTGACATACCAACGTACGGCGTGTACGGCGAACGAACTCAATGGCTGACTTCTGATAACCAAGGAGAGGTAGTTGTAGGTCAAAATCAAGGTCAAAATCCTTGGCATTTGACAAAGTAAATAAACCTCCGTCAGGGATAATCGGTGGCACCACTTTGTCTAACGTTTGTACGAACTCATCAAGTGCAGAACGCAACGCTGAAGAATACGTAACGTCAGGTACGACAGTTACGGCAGAGCACTTATCAACGGCATGAAATGTACGCCACGCACCCTTTAGAAAGACCTTGTGCCCTGCACCAGCAAGGACTACTTCATCACAGAGATGGCATTTACCTTTGGCAGTGTTCACAATAATGCGTGTGACTTCTTCAGGGATGTGCGCTAGCGCAGGTGTGCGCTCTACTGGCAGATATGCCAAGTAATCAAGCAATGAGGATGCTGACTTGAATGTCAGTTTCTCTAATTCCATTGCGCTAATCCAGTTGTCAATGCACCCAACCATTTCTAGTGGGCTGGTACGTTGTTCTAACGCATCATGTATGTCACGTTGTTGCCTTGGTGTAATTCCGTTCATGCCGATACCTTAGTTCTTAGTGGTGTTGTCCATGGGGTAGGGGGGGGGTACCCCATGGAGGTGGGGTGCCAATACTACAGTGGGGTTATGAAAAGCAACACATTCACGATTGACGAATACGTAGGTCTACCTGAAATCCTAAGAGCACTAGAGGCATTAGAGTCAGTTACCTACACCCATAAACAAGCAAATACGTACAATACACCTAATGACACAGATGCATTGTGGGAACACATAAATGATGCTCTACACGTTGTAGAGAAAATAAAAGAAACAAGGAAATAACAACATGCCAAACTGGACAAACAACTGTCTCTCTGTAGAGGGAGACGACCAAGAAGTACAAGACTTCATCAACAAAGTAACGACAGAGGGTGACGACACTTACTCAATTCTCAACACGCTACTACCCACACCCACAGACCTCGGTGACGATGGTTGGTACAACTGGAACATATCTAACTGGGGAACCAAATGGCAAGATAGTGATACTACTCTTGTTATTCGTGATAAGGGTTACGTGTTTTTTAGATTTGATACTGCATGGGCACCACCACTAGTAGGTTTTGAGTCCATTTCAGTTATGTTCCCTGAACTTACATTTATTATCACATATGAAGAGATGGGCATGGGCTTTGTGGGATGTGCTGGATATCTAAATGGTATTCAGGCTCATGTAGAACGTGAAGACATCTCTATCCCCGAAGAAACAGCAGATGATGACCTCATGGACGTCATGAACGAAAGGTACACAATACTGGTAGATGATTGTGAAGCACAAGTACGCCACGCAATGAATGCCCCCCTACCCCTAGCAAAGACCCTCTAAGAACTAAGATAATGACATGACCCCACAAGAATACACAGACACATTCCATTACATCCAGCGCAACCTTGAGCAGATTACTTCATTTGCGATTGAGCATGCTATCAAGGAAAAATTACAACCCATGCTGGATGAGTACCGTAAAGAGGCAGAGACTTACCTAGACCACGGCTACGATGAACTTGACCATTGGCATGCCTTTGGTGACAGGGTAGACCTCAACTACGTGAGCCGTAACCTTACAAACATTGTTTGCCTTGCCTATCCCGTAGTCAATGGTGTACCCAACTACGATGAGGAATATGAAATACCCATCTCCTTTCCAGCAGACTGGAACAACTAATGTCAGAACAAGATGAACAAGACTACGCCAACATGTTGGCAGACGTAGAAGAACAATACGGTGCTTCACACGATTACAAGATGGATTATCTTTCGTGGAAAGAAGATGACGAAACAGCAACCGAACAACACTACATGGCATCAGGTCAATACGAATGGAACCTAGAGCGTTATGCAGACAAACTACACCCACCCGAAGAAATGGATTTCTAATGAAAAAGCAATATGCAGTTTATGTAACAGAGAATGTTAGTCACATGTATGTGATTGAGGCAGAGTCAGCAGAAGAGGCAGAGAACATCTACCACTCCTATGACGATGACCAACTGAAGTCAGAAGACTGTGATGGTTCCGTAGGATGGGACAGCCCATGGGAAGTTGTGGAATACAGTGAATAACAACATTATCCAAAAGAATGACACCACGTACATGCACATTGACGATTGGTACATTGGCGTACACCTTGACCGTAATGGTGACCTTATGGTGTTCATTGACCACGAAGATGGGAAAGTAGTGGAGTACAACGAAGTAATTGCAGAAGACGACACTCAATGGGGTCAGGGGTTTCATGTTGTACGTGCTACACGCCCAACAAACCCCCCTACCCCACGCACAACAATGCTACGCAGTAGAGTACATGTAGAGGTAACACAATGAATTACAAAGGAATAAACTGCCATGTTATTTGGGGCAATGAAGACCCTGAATACTTTTACATTTCGTTTGGCACATACGATTATGAGACAGACATAAAGCATGACTCATACGGCGTAGAAGATGACAGCATCTTCTTCTATTTTGACAACAACGAACAAGAGGCTCTTCTAAAGGCTCTTACACTTGGGCAGATACTAAAAAACCCCACGTTCTCTGTATCAGATGAATGGTACATTGACTTCCCTATGGGCTATGAGTTAGTAGAGGCTGATTTCTAATGCACGTTACTAACTGGGCTAAGTGGACACGTGCCAAGAAGAAAACCATTGTTGTTCTTTACACCATAGGCATTGCACTGGGTTTCACCATTGAGAAAGCCTCCATATGGTGGGGTGTGTTTGGTCTCTTCCTATGCTTCATTGGTGCATTACTGATGAACACTATTCGCCGTTATGAATGGTGAGTCCTGTGAGGGATGCTTCGCTCCCATAGTTCGTCGTTGCCCTATGGTAGTAGCGGAGCATTCCTCAGAGGTCTTACCCCTACCCCACGCAGATACACACACCAAACTAAGATAAGAACATGAACGACACACAAATTACTGAAGACCAATGGGAAGCACAATACAAGCCCATTACCAACCACCTAGACGCTAACGCATCATGGAATGGCATTATGTATGAGACCTTTGGTGCCGAAGAGGACTTCGTTCGCCAACAACCCGCCAACAACGTATGGACGTGGGTAGATGGTGATGAGGGAACATTTATTGTTGCTGGAATGGCATATGTAAATCGCATTGGTTACTTCGTGACCAGTGAGCCATGGACTGACTATGTAGAAATACAAGTAGATGCTTACGTGTCTACTGATGATACCGAAGAACTAAGACAACGGTTACAAGATAACCTCCTTGCGTACTTAGATGGCATGCCTGAAGACGTATTAGACAAAGTATGTCAAATAGTTATTGACACAGTAATGGAAACAAAGTAATGCCTACATACACAATGACACATATCCTGATTACACAGCACATACACGAAGTAGATGCAGAGGATGAGGACACAGCACGTGCTCTATTTGAGACCAACCAGTCATGGTGCGTGGACACAAAGGAGTCACACCTAGAAACAGACGTAGTGTTAGTGACCCCCTACCCCACGCACGACCAACCCGACAACTAAGATAACTAATAACAACCACAACAAAAGGACAACGACATGGGATTAGACCAATACCTCTCCGCTAAGAAATACGTTTCAGGCGCAGACCACAGCAACGACACAGACAAGAACACTTTTGCTGAGATAGCAAAAGCATTGAAAGTTTCACATTTATTTATTACTGACAATATGCCATCTGCTGAAGTCACTATCAAGGTAGGACAGTGGCGCAAAGCAAACCAAATCCACAACTGGTTTGTGAACAACGTGCAGGGTGGCGAGGACGACTGCCGTTCATATTACGTTAGCAAAGAGAACCTAGAAACATTGCTAGACCTTTGCAGGCAAGTGTACGCAAAGCGTGACAATGACTTTGCAGAAGAAGTGTTACCAACTACATCAGGTTTCTTCTTTGGTGATACCAGTTTTGATGAACATTACTACAATGACGTTCTCTACACGGCTCTTACCCTTGAACAACTATTGAATGACCCTACTCTGTCAGACACTAGTGGATGGGCTTGGGAGTTCTCTTACCAGTCATCGTGGTGACCCCCTACCCCTAGGAGAGACACCCAAACAACTAAGATGTGGGAGTGGAGAAACTGGCTGACAGGCGAAGACTCCACACCTATCTCAACACAAAGGCAACAACATGAACACACTGAAACACATAGAACACTTCAACCCAACCATACGGGGACTCGCTGGTAAGACCATCAAGAGAGTTCGCCACATGGTAGAAGAAGAAGTCAATGGCATGGGCTGGTACCAACGTGCACACAACAATGCTTACGTCAATACCATCGTTATTGAGTTCACAGACAACACATACGCCATCGTCAGTTCAGACCAAGAGGGAAACGATGCAGGACACCTAATTGTAGAGGACTACGAATGAGCGACATTATTATTATTGACATGGTGACAGGCACAGTCCTCAACTATGACCCACAAGTAGTTGTGGTAGACACCGACACACTAGATGACTATGAACAGAAACTATTGGACGAATGGTATGAGTGTGGTAACGACTCTATTATTGTTGAGTTAGGCGCTCTTACAGGAACATCCATCACCAAGTACAACACCCCTACCCCTAGCAAGCGCACGTGGTGGGCTAAGGTGAAGTCATGAGCAACAACGACATAACAATTACAACACCAAGTGGAACTATCCACATTCAACCACGCACGTGGTCTAGGCACACAACATCCTTTCGCATGAACGTACGCCCACGTATCTCTGTGTGGGGTGACGAAGGCGTAGAGACTGTCTTAGATAATCTCAATAATCGCACACGCCGTCCCTATGTTGAGTACAAGAAACACGCACTACGCATCCTTGCTGAAGCAGGACTAGCATTTGACGGTTCTAGGATGCAATGGAACCAATACGCATACTGCCGTTGCCCATGTTCCCCAGCGTTCGTAGCGCCTAAGCAACACCTCACATACAACGACATCACATACACACAGTATGACCTTGCTATCAAGATAAATAACCTAGGCAACGTGGACTACACGAAGCAAGGCAGGTTCTACGATGACCCCCTACCCCTAGCAACAACATCACAATGACTAAGATAAAGCCATGACAACGATAATCAACCCCAACTCACAAGACCCAATTACACGTATCAACGTCATGCGTGTGTTCACATATGACGTGGAAGAGATAGTACGCACCATACACGAAGACAACAGAGGTGATGCTGACATTGAAGTCACTTATGACGATGTCATGGAGTACGTGGAAACATTGGTAGAAGACGACTTTCGTAGCAACGGTATGAAAGACCTTATCTTCACAGACCAAGACGGTGACCACCTCTAACCCCTACCCCATGCACACCACCTCTAACAACTAAGATGGCATTATGACAACGACACAAATAACAGAGACAGGCAAGACCAACGACAAGTGCGATGGTTGTAACGACTATGACAACGATGCAAAGCATCCACTAACAAAGCGTACGTGGACTCATTATGACTACGATACTGGCTGGGCATATGAAGAGGGCGAGCGTGTAAGAGGACGTTATTGCCCATCGTGCCTAACATCCATCGTGCTCATTGAGACTTCACACGCTGAGGAAGAAGAGAACGAACAAGAGCCTACGCTAGAAGACTGGGCAGAACTGGCTTGTCGGTTGGCAATGGGCATGACACGTGCGTTCAGCAACTGGAAAGACGTGTCAAGCGTAACCAAGCGTGAGATGAAAATGCTCACAGAACAAATGGGCGAAGACTGGCAACGCAAGTGGTGACCCCCTACCCCATGCACACCACCCACAACAACTAAAGTAGAACTATGAGCAACGACATAACAACCAAATACGAACTGACCAACCAATGCACGTGTGACAACGAAGCCGACTACACAAGTTGTTACGGCTATTGTTGGGAGGACAACGTCAATGACTTCTACAACGTCAATGAGAAGTTTCTCAACAGCAATGACACAGGCTGGTGGAGAGTGACCAACATAGGACTATGGGATGGTAACCATAGCGGATACTTCTACGTTCAACCCACAGACAAACCGTGGGTAGAGGCACAGAACATTGTGGCTGGCATGACCGTGAACAGCGACTGGATGATGCGCTACACGCCATACGATGACCGTATTGAGTATTCCCTATCGCACCACGACAGCATGGGCAGTAACACTACCCTGACTGCCGTATCAGAGGAAGAGCGTGAGGAACTAGGTCTCTACTGACCCCCTACCCCACGCAGACAACAACAAGAAAGTAAGATAAGAACATGAACAACGAAACAACAACAACACCACCACGACTAACGGGAATATCTTTCCATGACGTGGAGACATCACACATCTCTACTGACGTTAGAGACTTTGGCAACTTTGCTATCGTCACTATCAACATAGGTAAGGCAGACATCTCATTCTTCACTACAAACATTCAAGAGGCACACTCCATCATGACGGCGCTGAGTAGGTACACCACGCACCAATGCCAAGACCAATAAAGTTCTTAGGGCGATACAAACCCCTAAGACCTCCCACAGCCGACCTAGAGGTTGTGGGAGGTATGGTAACTAGGTACAGGCAGAATATCGCCTGAGTAAGTCATACGTTAGGGCGTGACGAGAGATATTCACCTAACATCCCATTTGCTGGCAGGGAGGATAAAGTGTCAGCCTGACAAGTATGGTCAGATAATACGAGGGTGGCAGGTAGAGCCACCAATGGTCACGCAGACGAAGTGTGAAACATACGACTATCCCCCCTACCCCACGCACGACCACTACAACAACTAAGGTAAGAGTATGACAACGACAATGACACGCTATGAAGTAAAGATAGAGTATTCCCTAATCGTCACAGGCGACTGGGTACGCTTCATGAAGAACAACGATGGTACTCGCCACTGGGCTGGGGAGTACGACACACACAACAACTCCACAGGCGATGGTGACCTATGGTTCAGGTATGAGAACGGTGACATTCTCACATACGACACAGAGACACTACTACGTGGACTCAGGTTGTATGCACTGGCACACTCACAGGAAGAGACACAAGAACTCATACGCATGGAGTCAGACTCACATGAGCGTAACTACGTGTGGCAGTACGGTTTCTTTGGTGACGTGCAATACTCATGACCCCCTATCCCACGCACACAACTGACAACGACTAAGGTACAGATATGACAACGAACAAGACCCAAACCCCCAAGATTATCTACGACTACTGCAATGGCGAACGTGTAACATTCACGCTCAATAAGAATGCTGGTTACGGCTGGTCTATGGGACGTGCCTACAATACCACTATCGCTGGAGAGCATTGGACTATCGGAGAGGTGGCAGACGCTGATGAGTATTATGACGACACCACCACCACCTACGGGACACGCTGGGAACTAGACGGCGACAGGTCACGCTACGACAACGGCAACCCCATTGACTACGACACATACAACGATTGCCCTGACGATGCTGTGCGCTGGCTGTGCCAATGGCTGGAGGCTCACCCCCCTACCCCATGCACAGGCGACTCAACGGCTAAGGTGATTGTATGAACAACGACAACGACTTCAGCAACGCAATGTCACGGGTACTCGCCTATGGCATTGCACGTATCAACAACATGGACATGACACACGAAGAGGCGCTAGAACTCGCTGGTGTGCCCGACACAACAGAGGACGACACACATGACTAAGAAACTCACAGCCACCTGTGGACACCATGACCCACTAGGGTACTTCACTGTCTTACCATGCCACAAATGCACCGTGAAAGCACATCGCAAGGCGACACACCCCAGCACCCCTACCCCACGCACAACTACCCCGACTGGTAAAGTGAAGCCATGACAACGACACAGACATTCATTCACATTGCTGACAACGAAGAGGTACAGGCGCTATGCACTGACCACGGAATTGACCACGATGCATTCATTATCTATTGTGAGAACCATCACATCACCAAAGACTATGAGTCAGAGGTGTCAGGTTTCATGGACTCATACCGTGGATGCTGGCGTAACTTCCTGAAGTTTGCAGAGCACCTATTTGACGAAACGATGGACGTGCCCGACCACCTAGCGCATTACATTGACTACGAAGCATATGCACGTGACCTCCAGCATGACTACTGGGAGACCAACGGGTACGTGTTCTTCAACATCTGACCCCCTACCCCACGCAACGACACACCACACCCTAAGATGAGACCATGACAACGACACAACACACCACACACCACACAACACTGGCATTGCCAGTACCCACACAGGAACTCATGAGTAGCGTTCTTGGCTCAGGCTGGGACGAGGCTGGCTACGACTGGTGGCGCTCTGCCCCCATGTATGCATCAGGCTGTGATTGGGATATCACCCCATATGACCCTGACGCTATCTACGTCAAGTTGGCTATTGCTGACCCCAACACCTATGACACGGATGAAGATGCCAAGGTAATCATGAAGGCGCTAACAGCCAATGACATCGTGAAAGGTGTGGAGGCTATCCTGAAGCAGTGCCCGTGGGTACGCTGGGATGACATGGACGCCAGTGACGGCGACATGGTGCTCCAGTACGCCATCCTCGGTGAAGTGACGTACGGATAGCGACACGACACACCACACAGCACCCCCTACCCCATGCACGTGGGGAGGGTGGGCTAAGGTGTGGATATCAACCAGCGCCAACTGAAAGGGCACAACGACATGGACATACATTGCAGGAATTGCGGAGAACCTTGGGAGAACGAAACGCTCCATGAGGTGGCACAGGAGATGGGCACCACCTACTCCAAAGTCGCCAAAGACTTCAGCGCCAAAGGGTGCAAAGCCTTTGATGGCTCCGACTACGAGACCAGCCACTGCACAGCAGACAGCAGAGCAGAGGCACGTGGACTATTGGCAGACTTGCTGGGAGACGACCTAGATGGATATGCATCCACGATGGACGACCTAGAGTACATGGGATTGCTGGACTAGCGCGGCGACACGCCACCCCTACCCCACGGACACGACACGACACGACTAAGGTGAAGACATGAACAACGACACGACAACACACAACACGACACGCCACTACTACATGGGTGGATACTCACTAGGTCACCATGTATGGGTGGCTGGGGAGTATTACCTAGATGTGGCTGGGAAACTGGCTGATGCTGGCTCTATGGAATTGGCTGGGCAGATGCTCCGTCAGGCTGAAGAGTCATATGCATGGGCGAATGCTTTACAGTCGGGAACCTTCCTAGAGGTGGGCGAGGATATGGTGGGCGTACGCATAGATACGCTGGATGCATGGATGCCTACTGAGCGTGTAGCAATACTGAATGCACGTGTACGTGGTGAAACCCTGCCCCCATCCCCCTCACGTGAGCACGTGGAACTTGGTAGCCCTGAGAATGTTTCACGTGAAACATCTAGTTGCACAGTACAAGTAAATGCGGCGCCGACCCCCTACCCCATGGAGACCCCCCCTAGCGCCTACGATGGAGTTATGGAAACAACCACCACCACAGCAACAGCCATCAGCGACATTGTCGCCCAACTCATCACACTCATTTCCTCTCAGGTGCTCTCACAGGTCACCAGCGAGATTGAGAGCATCTGCGAAGGCATCATTGAGAATGGAGACTTCATCACTTCTGCCGAAGAGGTGACCGAGTCTTACGACTTCTCCAGCGCCGTTGAGAGCATCATCAGCGACTACGACTTCAGCGACAAGGTGCGGGACACCCTCGGAGACGTCACATTCACAGTGAGCATTGACTAGGGGTACCCCCCCCTACCCCAAGCAACAGCCTCGGCTGTGATAAGATGAGAGTACCCCCCATGGTTAGGGGGGCACTTTCACGGGGGTAGTTGGCAGGGTCCACCCCCCAGTACTCAGCAATACCCCATGTAGCCCCATAGTGGAAAATGGGATAACTGAAAAATCCAAATTTTGTAGCCCTATTCTCAAATTGTTTCACGTGAAACATTGTAAACTTGGTACATGCTCAACCGCCACCAGTTCCGTACCTATTACCACGGTACAAGCGACAGCAACGTTGAATCCATCATGAAGCATGGATTAAAGGCTAACAACCCCGCCGAAGGCTATGAAGGTCTAGAAGAGGGTGAAACCCACGAGGCAGGGCATCCTGAAGGTGTATATCTAGCAAACAACATTGAAGGTGCTCGTGAGTACGGTGATGCAGTGTTTTCTGTTGAATTACCTAATTCTGCACCTTGGGACTGGGCAGAGAACGGTGAAGTACTCAAACACTCCATCTCCCCACTTGCGCTGAAGCAGGTTGAATAATGCTCAACAAAGACCTCTTTGGTAAGATTCCAGTTACATCTGAAGCACCGAAGGACTTTAACCCACGGTTTGCTTTGATGCAACAGATGCAGAACCCTTCTCCTGATTTTAGAAAAAATCCCGAAGGCATTGAGGTGTATCACGGTACCCACGCCGACCTACGTCCAGAGTTCATGAAGGCACCAGTTATTCATGTTGGCTCAGCAGACCAAGCAGCACAGCGTATTAATCCACACTGGTCATACAAGACCAATGACGACGACGAACCTCTATATGATGGACCAGAGGACGTTCCTAACGTACAAAGGCTTGCCATTTCCCCACACGCCAAGATTCATCCAGTAACTGTTCCAGATGACATTGCTAACGAGGCACACGCACACTTCTTGCAGGAAAAGGGTCATAACGTCCCTACATCAATTAACCTGTCTCGTAGTAGCCATGGTGTAGACCACCCACTGGTCAAGTCAGCACTTAACGCATTACGTCAAAATAAAGTTGTACCGTACCAGAATAATACTGAAACACCAGATTTAGATTACGACATGATGGACAATGAGTCTATTCGGTACCATACAACCTCTTACATGGTCCCTTCCCCTAGCCTGAACATGGCTCAGTTCGGTGAGAAGCAGACGTTAGAACAACCAACACTTCCGATGGACTACACAGGGGTAATGCCCGAGAGTAACATCACCATCCAAAACAGAGAACGCAAGAACTGGTAATGTCTGCATCTGACCACCTACAGCGTCGTTTGTTCTTTACAGCAGGTGAACTAGTTAATTTTGGTGCTAACGACGACCCAAGTGCATCAAGTCTTAAAGATTCAAACCTATATCAAGAGCATGTATACCAAAGTAAGGGTCCTTCCCTTACCTATTCTGGTTTACGAGAAGATATTAAGAAAAATGGTGTACGAACACCAGTTCGGTTGAATGACCGCAAGGGGGCACCTACCATTATGGATGGTCACCACCGCACCGCTATCGCACATGACTTGAACCCTGACTCCTTTATTCCAGTACAATACGGTTACTAATGTCTGCACGTAACCATTTAAGCCCCCACCAGTACAAGTTATTCATGACTGGTGATGAAATCAAGGGTCTGGTGTCCGATTCGGTTGACCGTAGGTCGCATGAAATAAGTAATACCCTCCTTGACCCTTATACTTTTGAAAAAGTGTCAACTGGGGTACCAAGACCTGCTGAAACTATGGACGAACTATGGGAAGATAAAAAGACCACAAAGTTTAAAGAAACCATTGCTAAAGAAGGTGTACGGCGTCATGTCACGATTGTCCCTGAACAAGATGGTACTTTCACAATGGGACAAGGTCACCACCGTGTTCAAGCCTCTAGTGACCTGGCTAAAGAGGGTAAAACCGTTTATGTACCCGTTATATATGATGACGACTTCAATTACAGTGGCTTGCAAGGTGATGACTACGAAAGAAGTTACCCACATGCGGCTGAAGAGAAGTTCTAATGACTCTTAACCGTAACCAATTCAGAGAAACAATGCTAGCAAGAGACCTTGTCAACATTCCGTCACTCAAAGCAAACACTGAGCACAGGTTCACACCATATAAAGACATCCCTGGCTCATTAGATTTCCACGTAGAGGACTCAAAGTCAGAGGTAAGCCTCCTTCCTCAAGAAGAAGACCTAGGATACGACAACTTATATGACTACATTAAGGACAAAGGTGTCCTTGCACCAGTACAAGTAGAGCGCAGGGACGGTTTTATGCGGTTGATGGACGGTCACCACCGTGTTGCAGTCGCCCATCACCTGGACCCTGACATGGAAGTGCCTGTAAGGTACGAGTAAATAGTATAGTTATCCCCAGAATGTAAAATTTTTCGGGTTGAGTAGGACAAAATGGCAATTTATCAGTACAAATGCAACAATGAGCACTATTATGAAGAAGAACGCTCTGTTCATAAGCCGCAGGTGCAAGAAAACTGCCCTGTATGCGCTGAAGAGTTGAAAAGAATCTTCTCTGCGCCTGTTATTAACCTCATTGGACGTGGTTTTTACCGCAACGGTGGATAATTTAAGAAGTAAACTAGGTATATGCCTGAATTAAACGCTAATATCCCCCCAATTAGTTGTTTTGTAAGAGGTAACTTCCTTACCAACCAAAAAGAAGGCCATGACCTCAAGTTCCCAGTCATTGTCTTTGGGGTTGCTTCTATCACTGACAGGGCACCAGTGTTCCATTTCCTCATGGAAGACGGTGGAATTTGGTGGAGAGCACCAATTAACGCCTTTTGTATGGATGAAGACAGTCCTGTTGTTGATATCCACGACCTTGTCATGTGGAACTGTTTCTCCCCGTATATTACCGTTACCACCTTTGAACACATGCGTGGAAGGTCAATGACCTATGTGGACCGTCACAAAGAAGATGTACACGGTAAGTATGTGTTCACCCTTGACTGGCACCACCCTGACAACAACATTGCAGATACAAACTACTCAATTGATTCGGCAAACCACAAGTGTGGTCATGTCATCTTACGAGAAGATGGCAACTTTGCCATTCAGCCCAACAATAGAGTCCACCTCTGGGACCCCTCACACACAACCAAGAAGGGTGTTCACCTGATTGACCGTGAGGTTAGTGACACTATTTGGGGTGTTGAAGACGGTAGCAAGTGGCTTACATCTGATGATTCTCGTTACAACTACGACGTAAATATAGTTAACCAAATAAAGAAGTAAACTAGTAGTTATGGAAAATCAATACCATCCTCACCCAGTTTTAAATGCTGCATATGAATTAGCATTAGCACCTACCTACGAGTTTCCTAGTGATTTTGACCCATCCACAGCCTCTACTGCTGCTTTTAGAGAACATAATGTGGCAGCCTACGCCCATGACGAACGTTTTATTAAACCGCAAACCGTCAAATTGTTTAATTTAATGGAAGAGCACCGTATCCCCCACCCTCCAAAAGCAAGAGCACAGTATGACAAAGGTATTATTACAGCACCTGAGTACGCTTCTCTTCTAACTGAGGCTATGCAACACTCATAGTATAATTAATAAGTGAAACAAGTACTTCTCCGCATCCTTGCCGTTTTTGCCGCATCTGGCCTATCTGTAGTTGGTGCTGGCGCTATTGCTGGTGTTGACCTATGGAAAGCAGTCCTGATGGCTGGTGTTGGTGGAGTTGCCACTGTTATTGAAGGTTTAGCCCGTGCCTACATGGATGACGGCAAGATTGACGCCGACGAGATAAATGATGTCTTCAACAAGGTTGACAAAGGCGCAAAGAAGTAGACTAGTTATATGCCAACATCAAAGCGCTGGAGTGACCCAGAAGAGAATGAGTACACGGACGATGAGGGTAACACCTTGTATTACGACAGAACTGGAAAACTACGTAAGTTTAAAACAAGCGATGTGGAATACCAGCAGATGTACCATTACGACGAAAGTAACTAGTATTTAAGCACTGAACGCTTAATACCCTCTTCTAAAGAGATTTTGGGAGTATAAAAACTCAACATCTTAGAAGAATCAGAACAACGGTAAGCAACACCTTCAGGAGCGTCAATATGGTGTTCGTAAGTAGTTGTATACCCTACTTCTTTACAAACCAACTCTGCTAACTCATTAAAGGTAGTAGGTCTTCCTAACCCAAGGTTTACAGGTCCAAGTACATCAAGTTCTACAGCCTTGAGGGTAGCGGCAACTACATCTTCAATATGGATAAAATCACGCACCTGTTTACCAGTACCCCAAATAGAAAAGGGGTTATAACGGTGCACACCACGGTGAATGAAAGATGGGAATGGGTAAGTTAGGTCTTGGTCTTCCCCGTACCCTGAGAATGGTCGGAAGATATGAACACGTAATCCTTCTTGCTGTGCGTACTTTGCAAGGATTTCTCCTGTCAACTTTGCCCAACCATACGTAAGGTCTGGTAAACGAACATTATCTAGGTCAATGTCATCCTCTACAAGTTTGTGCTCGCTACCGTAACCTTGAAGGTCAATAGGGTATGCCGCAGAAGACGAGTAGTACACAACATGGTCTGGTTTGGTACGTAATGCCCATTGGAACATATCGGAGTCAATAGCAAGGTCAGTAGCGACTTTTAAAGGGTTTCCTTCAATAGTTGCCCTACCCCCAACAATTGCGGCTAAATGAATAACTAAATCAAATTTAGTATTGTCTTCCGCAAAGAACTTACGAGCATCTAAACCATTAACGATATCAACGCATGTAATATCATTCCCATTATCTAATTGGCGGTGAAATTCACGACCAACAAAACCAGCATCTCCAGTAATTAAAATCTTCATGTATATATATTCTAATCACGAACTACTGTCATGTCATGCCCACGAGATTCAATTGAACCAACTGCGACAGGAAAATGGGTTGCACGGATATCCGTACGCACATGGGTAGGTATCCCTAATAACTCTTTTGCGTCATGGTGATAACAGGGGTCATCTGTCATTTTTTCGTCAGCATCCCAACGCCACCGAATCTTTGTAAACACTTCACGAGCAGCCATAATTGCGGCTGCCGAGGCCATTGCGTCCATAACAGGGAAAGGGTAGGTGTCTACTACAGGACCCATTAACCCGTAGGTTGGAATAAAAGGTGCTGTAAGGGGGTAATTCATCTCCAACAACTTTGGCAACACATCATCTGGTGGTTGACAATCAGCGGCTAAAAATAGAAGATGGGTGCAGTTACCATGTGACTGGGAGTAATCCACAACAAGGTTTTGCCCAAAAACAATATGGCGAAGACGGTTAGCGGTTGTGACACTTGTACGACCATCATCCAACGAGTATGTCCAGTACTCACCACCAATCTCAGCAAGTCGGTCCAGTAAAGGCTGAAAAGGCTCCAAACCACGTTTGTCTATTTGAATACCCACAAAATACTGTACTTCTGGGTGAGTGCTTTTTACAGCCTCAGCATTACGCATCCAAGATGCCCAAGTGTCCTCTTGGTCCATAACAAATGCAGCCATTGTGGTGCCTACAACAATCATCTTATTCTCCTATTAGGTTTGTCTGATGTAAACTATATTCTATGACTAAAGAGTACCGCAACTAATGGGTTTATCGGGCAAAAATTACGACAAGTTTTCTGGACCAGAATTTACTCCTAATAAAGACCGCAAGATGGCGGAATGGCGTAAAAAGAAAGAAGCAGAGAACTCAGCAGACCTTGCAGAACAAGGAAAGGCTGAAGCAGCACGAGCATCAGCGGCTGAAGATAAGCCCGAAGGAAAAGTAGTAAAAAGTGTGCCTGTTACTAAAGATGAGGACACCAGCGTAATTGACGCCATTAATAACCCTACCCCAGGTGGAAAACTTAAAAAACAACGTTCTCGCCGCAAACACTTTGACACGGGTCACAAACCTACGTTATTTGATGATGTAGAATAGTTGTATGGCAAATAACCCTAAAAACAGCAAACTGTCTGACCAATTTGGAGATTTTGTTGCACCAACAGAATCAGACCTTAATACTATTGAAGACGGTAATGACGGTGGTTATTACAGCCCAGAACGCATTGAAGACATGCGTGTAGGTTTTTCTGGCGTTGATGCCGATTACACCGCATTTCGTAACTCCAAAGCAAGGACACGTGGCGCAGGAGCAACAGATTTTGAAACCACAAGAGCGGCTGACAGAAGTGCGGCTGCTGTTGCTGACAACCCAGAGTGGTTAGGTTCTGAACAAACAGGTGGTAGTAAGAATACTGGAAACACTACGGACTTTGACGCCGCCGATACACATGGTAAATACCGTGGTGCTGGATTTGGTGGCATGGATATTGAGGCTGGACCACGTGCATCTACTTTTGACATACGTCGTCCTAGAAACGCTGCTGAAGCAGCCAATCGTGCTGCTGGTGAATGGTATATCAAGACTGCTGGACCTACTTGTAACCACCCTCGTTGTCAAGCGCTTCGTGCACGAGGTATGGAATTATGGGAACCATCAATGGGTTCAGACCGTATGTTAACTGAAAGAGACTACGCTAAGTCAACAGTTCCCCATTTGGCAATTCCTAGCACTCGTACAGATGTACGTGTTGCACCTATGAATATTCGCCCAGAGTCAGAAAATGTTCCAGAAGGTGAGCGTGTTGGCTCATTTGGTATACATGACATTGAAACTAAACAAGGAAGCAAAAAAGACATGGGAGACTTTGCACCTGCTTATGGTAAAGAAACTCTAGTGCCAAAAACTGAACCAATGGATACAAAACACCCACGCTGGAAAGCATTGATGACTCAGTACATGGCAGCAGCAAAACAGGGGGATTACGATATTTTCCACCCAAGCGATTGGTTAGAACACCAACACGCTCCAGGCGAGGAATTTGCACCACTTCCTTGGGAATCATGAGTAAAAAAGCAAAAGTAGTACTTTTATTACAAGGTATTATCTTTGCAAATTGGTTTCTTTCTAAAATGGTAAATACCCTTATGCAAGAATCAGTTGAAGATATTCAAAAAGTACACGCCAATCTTGTTTTTATTGAGCCTGATTGTTTATTGGATGAAGCCCTTGATGGCACTCGTGACTCCTTAAAGTCTTGGAACAGGTCATGATTATTAAGTACCCCGTTCATACCATTTCACAAAGTGAAGCAATTTCTATTGCTCAAAACATGGCTATTAGTAATGGTTTTAAGCGTTCTATCACCCTTAGTGTTCAACGCCTTGCCGAAACTGAATGGTTAATTAGTCTAGACGTACAGAAGTAGATATGGCTGCATCAGACCACGTAAACCCCGACCAACACATGAACCATGGTCATATCAAACAAAGCGTAACCCATAAGGGTGTACGACAGATGTTAGGTTCTTTAGTAGACAACGACGTTAAATTCTTATTATCAACTAAATCAAAACACCATGAATTAAAAATCATTGGTAATGGGATTGTTACATTGTCTCAATCACCAAGTGACCACCACGCTATTAAAAATATGCAAGGTGACATACAACGTTCAATTCGCCGTGATTTGAACCCTGAGTGGAAGTTTCCTAAATAATATGCCTGGAAAAGAACACTTTGGTGAACAGTTTGGCATGTCCAAGCGTGAAGAGAGCGAAATTGCAGGTGCTGCTTTTGGTCAACATCTTCTTGATGGTATGGCACAAGCCGAAGGTTTCCAAGATTATGAACACCACGTACTTTCAAAACAAAATCGTGAAAATGAGCAGTTTCGCCAAAAGTATGAGGTAAACAACCCAGCACATGGACGTTTGGGAACTGTTCGGTTTAACCCTGACTACGACACCACCGTTTATGAAATAGAGCACCCATCAGGTTGGAAAGGTGTACATACGGGAATGATGATGGAATTGCATCACCCTAAGCGTGGCGCAGTAGATTTAATTGATTACAACGATTACAACCGCCACGGATTGGGTAGTCCTGCCACAGCAGAAGATTGGCCCGACCCAACTGTCCTGCACACTGACCTTAACGACTTTGTCCAGGAATCTGGAACAGATTACGACTAATGGACGATGATAAAGTCTGTGACCTGTCTGAGCAATGCGTGTGGTGTGGCGGTCAAATGCGCCCTGAACACGCTCATTATCGGTGCGAATCTTGTGGCTCTAGGGACTCTTGTTGTGAGGGAGTTTATTGATGAGCGCATCTGACCACCTACACGGTAAACAGTTTTGGCATGGAAGTCCTGTTTCTTTTGAACCTGGTGACATTATTGAAGGTAATAGAAGCGTTCATGGTGTTGCTTTTGCAACCGATGACCGTGAAAAAGCAAAAGGATATGGCGACCCCTATGAGGTAGAGCCTGTAAACCATGATGATGTCAAACAACCATACGAGGGCAGTTGGGAATTTACTAGCCCATCTGGATGGAAAGTTAAGTAGTTATTCACATCTTTATGCACATGGGTGTATAATTATTAGTGAGGTTTTACCCACCGAGACGGATTGCTTGCGAGCGGTCCGTCTTCGTGTCTATTTACTGTTTTTAAAAGAAACAGCGACTTGCCATTTAACACGTGCAACTATAGGCCAAGTAACACCACAAACATCACCCTCTGTAAGGATTAGAGCATCATACTGATTGTAAATATCCTTAAACCCCATATTATTTAATAAGTCAATAATGCGGTCTTCATGACAGTTCCAGTAGTGGGGAGCACCATCCCACATAACACCATATTTTTCATATTGAAAGTTTTTATCTTGATGTTCTAAGGTAATCATCACATCTTTGATGTCTAACTCATCAGTTTTCCACATATTAAGAACTTTAAAGACATCAGGACCAACCACCATAATTTGAGCATCTGGCGTGGCAATACGTGAGATTTCATTTAAAAATGACGGTACATCATTCCAAGAGATATGTTCAAGGATGTGACCTAAATAGATAACATCAAAAGATGAGTCATCAAACGGGTAAGGTTCTCCACTTTTTACTAGAACGTCAGGTGTTATGTTTTCACTTTGAAATACATCAGTGTTAACCCACCCATCCGCATAAAAAGGACCACATCCTACGTTTAGTTTGTTCATATGCCTTCACTATAACACTGATAAACTGTATTAATGCGTAAATCCCGTTTGCGGATTACAAGTGGTTTCTTGTGGGTAATGCTCACATTCTTGGGGTTTTATCCGTCATCTCCCGCTAAAGCCGAAAACTTAATAATCACTGAACCAACAGATGTTTGGTTTGATTACAATGAAACAACGCAGTTTATAGCGCAAACATACATGATTACTGGGTACAACTCAGACCCAATGTTGTGGTTGTATAACGAAGAAGGCACTTTGCTTTACAGCATTGATGACTCCATTGGCTTGCAGTCGTACATCTCTATGGAAGTACCTGCTGGTCGCTACAGACTACGGGCTGGTATTTGCTGTGGAAACCCTGATGCTTGGCATACAAATCAAGGGTGGAACTTGCGGTATGAACTGGGGTTCAATGGTGTTGGGTCTACTCAAACCACTTCTACAACCTCTACTACGGTAGAACCAACCACAACGACTTCCACGACTTCTACGACTTCTACCACTACGTCTACGACTTCTACCACGACTTCCACAACATCCACAACCACAACGACACTGGCACCAACCACAACCACGTCATCTACTACCACCACCGTTTTGACAACGACAACGACAACAGAGCCACCGACAACGACAGTATTACCGACAAGTACAACATCTACAACCTCCACTACGGTTCCTGAAACTACCACTACTTTAGCACCTGTGACGAATATCACAAGTACTTCTACAAGTACTACCACTTTGGCCCCTGTACCCACAACCACTACTACAAGTACCTCTACGACCACTACAGTGCCTTCTACGACCACTACAACTGAACCTGTACAAGAACTTGTACAGGTTGACCCAGAAGTAACTGCTCTATTAGGAGCCATCAGTATGTTGCCTCAATCTGAAATTGCAGCGGCTGTGGATAATATTATTGAAGAAGGTGTCAGTCCTGATGAAGCAACCGCCCTTGCTACTAACCCAGAAGTTTTGCAGTCTGTTACAGCCGAACAAGCCGCAGAAATCTTTGACGCTGTAGAAGTATCAGAGTTGTCTGACGCACAAGCCGAACAACTTGTTGAGGCTGTTCAAGGTGCTACAGAGGAAGTCAGAGCCGAATTTGAAGATAAAATTAACGTGTTCGGTGGGAAATTTAATGGATATGTCCCCGTTGGTTCAAACATTGACGTCGGACAAAGAAAAGTACTAGTTGCCGCAACTGGTATATTATTTATGGCACCAGCAGTTTCTGTATCTTCGTCTACCAGTGGTTCTCCGTCATCGGACTCTCGTAGGAAGCAATAATGAAATTCTTTAAAGAAATATACGCCCTCTTGTGGACACTTGCAGGTACTTGTCTTGTACTAATCACACTTTCTGGCTCCGTTAAGGTCCTTGCTTTGTGGATTACGGGTATTACATTAACTTTGCATCTCTTGGGGTCTTTTTTCCAAGACGATGAGTAGCACCTGTCTAGGGTAAACTAGTTACATGGCTAACGTTCCACATACAGTCAATTACAAATTAGACAGAGGACTCCCGTGGGAGCGCCTTATTATAGTAAAAAATAAATATAGCCACGCCCTTTTGTACCCTACTGAGGCTCGTGCTTTTATCAAAACAGGAACTCTATCAAAAGTTGAAATTACTACAGTTATTACTACTGAACGAGGAATTGAACTTTCATTAACTGCTGAGGAAACCCAAGATTTACCCCTTGGAGACCTGCAATACGATGTAATGGCTACTATCAAAGGCGTTCAGCGCCCAGTATCTGGCGGTACAATTACTGTATCTGCTTTAGACACTATTACCCCTCTGGAGGACACACAGGCTATGGAAATCCGTTATAAGCAACACACGGACTACCGCCGTACCTTCACATGGAAGGACTCAACTGGCGCTGTCATGACCATCCAAAGCGCCTTCATGCAGGCTAAGACGTCTACTGGCACTACTGTTGTGGACTTGCGCTGGTATTCCACCACACCTTCAGAAAACACCGTAATAGCCTTAACCCCTGCCAGCAAGCGTGGTTACCTAGCGCCAGCAACAGGTGCAACCTTAGAATTACATATTTCTAATACCAACGACGTTGCCGCTGGTTCATACCCATTTGACCTTTTTGTACAAGATTCGTCAGGTGATTGGGATTGCCTATCATCAGGAACCCTAGTAGTTGAAGCAGCGGTTTCAGCACCACCTGTATGAGCACCGTAGAAGTTACAAAAACACCTAATAAGTATGTAACAGTTACCCAGAAAAAGAATGTTTCTGTTGTAACTGAGCCTACTGAACAAGTATTAGAGGTACACGACCCAGGCGTGGCTGGACCTGCCAACGTCCTTGCTATTGGTACTGTAACGGCTGGAGTGCCAGCATCTGTATCTATTACTGGTGTAGCCCCGTCTCAAACTCTTAACTTTGTTTTACCAGTTGGTGGCTCATTTGTATACACCCAGAGTGTTTCAGCGTCCACGTGGACCATTACTCACAATTTGGGGTTCTTCCCATCCGTGAGCGTGGTTGATAACGGCGGGAACATGGTCATAGGTGATGTATTATATATAACAGAGAATCAAGTTTCTATTTCGTTTTCCGCCAGTTTTGGTGGAAAAGCATACTTTTCGTGAGGATTAAATGTCAAAGTTTCTAAATAATGTCAATATCAATGGCAATGAACTCCTCAACGCCGTTGTTCATAATGCTGGTACAGCACCTACAACTAACCAAAAGGCTGGTGGTATTTATTTTGATACCAACGGTGGTTTAAATAAACTCAAGTATTACAACGGTACGGCATGGGTAGAACTTTCATCAGGTGGTGCTGGAACGTGGCAACCCATTGATGGTGACCTTACCGCAATAGCCGCACTTGCAGGCACCTCTGGCTTCCTTATCAAAACTGCTGCTGATACATGGGCACTAGACACCACAACGTATTTAACATCCTCTACGGGCGTTACAACAGTCAATGGTGCCTCTGGTGCTATCACTAACGTTGCTAAGACAACTGACAAGTTAAGCGTTTTTGCGGCAACTACATCTGCTGAACTGGCTGGAGTCATTTCTAACGAAACTGGCTCTGGTTCCCTTGTATTTGGTACTAGCCCTGCAATCACAACCTCGCTTACTACAGCAAGCACCTCGTTTGACCTACTTAACACAACGGCTACCACAGTTAACTTTGCTGGTGCGGCTACTACTCTCAACATCGGTAATGCCTCTGGAACAGTTACTATTGCAGGTAACCTAACCGTTGAAGGTACAACAACTACTATTAACTCAACAGTCATCACCGTTGATGATATTAACTTTATTTTGGGTGATGTTGCTTCCCCATCTGACTCCACAGCCAATGGTGGTGGTCTTACCCTTAAAGGTCTTACTGATAAGACATGGAACTGGGTATCTAGCACAGCGGCATGGACATCTTCTGAGCATATTGACCTTGCGTCAACCAAGGTCATCAAGATTGCTGGTACACAAGTACTGTCGGCTACCCAGTACACAGGTAATGCTTCAACCGCTACAACAGCAACCAACGTTACTGGTGGTGCCGCTGGTTCAATCGTTTACCAAACAGGTTCTGCTACTACAAGCACCCTCGGTCTTGGTACTTCGGGCCATGTCCTTGTTGCTGGCGCATCTGCTCCCGTATGGACAAAGAAGAAGCATGCTGAAACTCTTTCTACATCGGCTACGTCATATGCCATTGCACATGGTTTAGGAACAAACGATGTAATAGTCAATGTTTATGAAGTATCTTCTGGAGAAGTTGTCTACGCTGACATTACCAACGTAAATGATGGTTCCGCTGTACCTACGACTACTTTAAACTTTGCGGTAGCACCAACTGCTAACCAATACCGAGTAGTAATCTTGGCTTAGGGGTAGCCTCGTGCTACCCTAGTAGAGGACTATTATGGCTAACTTTCTCAAATCACTATTTGTCAAGGGCGTTGAGATTGACCCTGCTGGCGCTGCCAGCGACCAAGTACTTAAATACAACGGAACTAAGTTTGTTCCTGGTACTGCCTCTACTGTTGGCTCTATTGATGACCTTTCAGACGTTATTGTCACCACACCTTCTAATGGTCAAGCCCTTGTATATAACGGCACCGACTGGGTAAATGGTGCTTCAGGAGTTGCTGGGAGTACATACACCGCAACTATTGGTGATGGTACCAATGATGTTTTTGTTTTATCGCATGGTCTTAACACTCGTGATGTCTTTGTTACTATCCGTAATGCGGCTTCTCCTTATGAAGTTATTGACGCTTATTGGGCGGCTACTACAACTGGCACAGTAACTATTGACTTCAGCGTTGTACCAACTATCAATAGTGTTCGTGTGGCTATCTATGCCGCTGTAACAGGTAATAACACTGCATTAGCCCTTGACACCCTCACAGATGTTGTTATCAGTACACCAGCCAATGGTCAATTTCTTGAGTTTGATGGTACAAACTGGGTTAATAAGGTTAGCCCATCCAATGAGCCGATGGGTCATGAGAATAAAGCAGACAGCGTTATTTCATTTAACGAAGGTACACGCACATTTTCTATTGCACCAGCATCTACATCATACACAGTGTGGTGTGCAGGTAAACGGTTTGTAAAGACAACCACATCAACGGTCATTATTCCAGATACATCAGGTCTTTACTACATTTACTTTGACTCTTCAGGTGTTTTAAGTTATCGGACCAGTTACTTTGTTTGGGATACAGACGCACCAACTGCTTACATTTACTGGAATGAAGTAGACAATAAGGCTTACTTCTTTGCTGATGAGCGCCACGGAATCACTCTTGACTGGGCAACACACGAGTACCTACATAGGACTCGTGGTGCGGCTATTGCTAATGGATTTGGAATAAGTTGGGCGGCAGGTAACGGTTCATCTGACACTGATGCAAAGTTTGACCTTGCTAATGGAACATTTTTTGATGAAGACCTTCAGGTTGATGTCACGCATTCTGCAACTCCAATTGCAAACACATGGGAACAGACTCTTCAGGGCAACGCAGAGATACCATCTTTTTACAGAGATGGAGACCACTGGAAAAAAGATAATGCAACAGAATTTGCTTTTAAGCAAGGTTCTGGTAGACCAAAGTACAACTTGTATTCTGGCGGAGCGTGGACAACTGCGACAGCGCAAAACGGTTATTACATAATTTCGTGGATTGTCGCAACAAACAACCTGAACGAGCCAATACTTTCCATTATGGGGCAAACTGCCTATGTTAATCAAGGGCTAGCAGAAGAAGCGCTATGGGAAGACCTTGATTTATCAGCATTACCTATCCATGAATTTCGCCCGCTTCACAAAATCATTTACAAAGCGCTAGATACATACACAAACTCGGTAAATGCCCGTATCGTCTTAGTGACAGATATCCGACAGATTCTTTCCACTGATGGAGCAATCCCATCAACTCCAGTATCCGACCACGGGTCAATGACTGGCCTTGCAGATGATGACCACACTCAGTACTTAACTGATACTCGCCATAATGCTTTAGACCACAGTACAGCCATGGCAAGCGTTGTTATTGATGACCTTTCAGATGTTGCCATTACATCACCTGCAAATGGTGAAATATTAAAATATAACTCTGCTACAAGTTTGTGGACTAACGCTTCTGCTGGTGGGGTTGTTGTTCTTAATGATTTAACTGATGTATCTGCTGCAACACCAATTACATCTCAACCACTCATTTGGGATGGCACCAACTGGCAATCTGGGTCATTTAACCAGTACCTTCGCTTAGGTGAATCGGGTGTTACTGACTGGTTGCAGTTAAGCCCTCAATCATTGCAACTAAATCCAAGTGCGGGGCTTGCTCGCTTCTCTTACTATGAAGTAGTCATCAATGACACCGTTTATCAGGCAGAACTACTTCCTCAAGAACTTAAATGGACTGACTGGAGCAACGGTAACCAAACAAAAATACAACCGATTGGTGCAACTAACGGGCAAGTACTTGCTTTCAATACTGGTTCATCGTCTTATGTGCCTTCAAATATACCTATTGATAGTCTCAGTGACGTTGTTATTACTAGCCCTACTGATGGTCAAGTATTAAAATATAATACTGCTACAAGTTTGTGGACTAACGCTTCTGCTGGTGGTGGAGCAAGTATTACTGTCTCTGATACACCACCAGTGTCCCCTACTGCTGGAGCGCTTTGGTTTGAATCTGATAGTGGTCTTACCTTTATTTACTATGATTCCCAGTGGATTGAAATTGGCGCAGGCGCTTCCTACGACCCCATTACAAGAATTGTTCAGGCTAAAGGTGATTTAATCCTTGGAACTGCCTCACAGACCGTAGACCGTTTAACTGTAGGAAGTAACAGCCAAAGGCTTATTGCTAACTCAAGTACCGCTACGGGGGTCTCATGGGCTTCTGACAGCACTAATACAGTCATTGATACTAAAGGCGACCTTCTTGTAGGTGCTACAGCAGATGTTGTAGCCAAGTTGCCAGTAGGCACAGATAACCAAGTTCTTGTTGCTGACTCTACTGCTACCAATGGTGTTTCTTGGCAAAGTAAACCTTTTAATACAGCATGGGGAACTATTGCATATCAACAAGCAACATCTAACTCGGCTGGTTTTTCTAGTGAAACAGTAATGTTGACAACAAGTGCATTTACTGCTATTGCTGGTCGCAGATATAAAATTACATACTTTGAATCGGGCGTTTCAACACTTAGCGGAACAGTTAACTTTATTAGGTCACGGATAAGGTTGACAAATATCTCTGGAACAATTCTGAATTTTTCAGAAAATGCAATTATTAATCAAAGAAACAATACAACTAACTTTTGCATAACAACATCTTTATCTGGTTCTGTAACTGTTTGTGGGACCCTTGAAGCAAGTGGTGGTGGTTCAGGTATCTGTTCTCGTTCTTCTGATTCCATTACGCATATTTTAGTAGAAGATATAGGACCCGCATAATGGCTATTGACTTTCCAAACTCCCCTACAGCAAATCAGACCTACACAGTCGGTGGTAAGACATGGACATACGACGGTGAAAAGTGGGTTGTCGTGGACAAAGTAAACAACGCCTCTAATCAGTTATATGATGTTACGGTATTATTGCGTATGGAGACTAACTAATGGCTCGTAGGCGTGTAGACACAGCACCACAATTTAACGTTGGCGCTGATTCAGTATTAATCCAGCAAGTATCAGGGTCAACCTCTACTATTTTTGAGGTTAAGAACTCTTCTGGCGCATCTGTAATGGCTATTGATAGTTCTGGCGCAACCACGGCTACCTTTGCTGCTGGTGTAGGTCTACCAGTGGGCATGATTACCCCGTTTGCTGGTTCTACGGCACCAACAGGTTGGTTGCTTTGCTACGGACAAGCGGTATCTAGAACAACCTATGCCGCTTTGTTCGCAGTTCTTTCAACTACTTACAATACTGGTGTCGTAGCAGAAACTGACTTCTGTCTTCCTGACCTTCGTGGTCGTACGGTTGCTGGTATTGACAATATGGGCGGCACAGACGCTCTTCGCCTTGATATTGCCAATAGTTCTGGAACAGTTATTGGGTCACAGTATGTAACTTTGACTTCCGCACAGTCAGGAGTCCCTGCTCACTCCCATGACAATACTGCTTCATTTAGCGGTTCTTTTACGGGTACTGGTAGCACAACGGGAAATGATTCTCCAGACCACTCACACTCTGGCACTACTTCAATGAACGCTTACACAGACTTCTTGAGAGTTGTAGGTGTTGCTGGTACAACAATGGAAAATAACCATGCAGTAGGTCGTGGAGGAGGTTCGTATGCTGACCATACAGGTTCTTACCCGAACCACCAACACAACTTCAGTACGGGTGGTGCTTCTGCTCGTCATGCACACTCTTTTACCCCTGCTGGTTCAATTTCAGGTTCTGTAACGATGAGCAACCAACCCAACACGGCTGCATCTGCTGCTGAATCTCATAGCGTAATGCAGCCAACAATGGTTCTAAACTATATAGTGAGGTACTAATGCCATTCGTAGAGACACGCTTCATTTCCCCTACAACGCTGACAACATCAGCGGCTAGTGCGCTGTATACAGTTCCAACTGGGTATTCCGCAATCATTAAACAATTAGTCGTAACGAACATTACAGGAACTGCGGCTACATTTACTTTTTACGTTAATACTGCTTCTGCTAGTAATGCTCTATTCAGTGGTACGTCAGTAGCGGCTAATGACACGGTGATTATCAACTTGTCTCAAGTACTCACAACTGGAGAGACTCTCAGGGCGCTGGCTTCTACAAACTCGGCGCTTAACCTGACAGTCTCAGGTGTCTTAAACGATGGTCCTCTTGCATCTACGGCTACCTACATTGCAGACAATGCTATTACAAGTGCCAAGATTGCTGATGGAGCAATTGTCAATGCAGACATCAACGCATCGGCGGCTATAGATAAAACCAAGATTTCTGGCACCGCCGTCACCGTTGCCGATACGGGAACCGTTACTTCAACAATGATTCTTGACGGAACCATCTTAAATGCCGATATTAACACTTCGGCTGCAATCGCTCAAAGCAAGATAGCAAGCCTTACTTCTGACCTTGCGTTAAAAGCACCACTTGCTAGTCCAACCCTGACTGGCACTCCATTAGCACCTACTGCTTCCGCTGGGACAAACACAACACAAATAGCAACTATGGCTTCACGACCTTGGAATGTTGCCTGGGGAGTAATGTCCTACAACAGTGCCACAGGTTCTGACACAACTATTACTTCTGAAGAAGTGCAGATTACTGGTTCTTCTTTTACTGCCGTAACTGGCAGGCTATACAAAATAACCTATTTTGAGCCTGATGTTTTTCCTACTAATGCAAGTGCATATATAGCAGCAAGAATAAGATTAACAAACATTTCTGGAACACTTCTTAACGAGTGCTTTGAACAATTAGATGTTTCTGGAGTTACTAATAGATTTATTAATCTTATTTGGCTTGGAACAATTACTGCTGGCGCACAGAATGTCGTTGCAACTTTGCAGGCTACTGGAGCAAATGGATATGCAAGCAGGGGTTCCAGTACTAAAGCATTTTTGTTTGTGGAAGATATAGGACCTGCATAATGACTGGTATTCGTAGAGTCTCTCAATTAGGTACTACTGGTGTATCAACATTTGTTGATGGGTCAGTTGTTTTAGGCACAGATACAACGGGTAATTATGTTTCTACCGTTGTAGCAGGTACCGCTATTGGTATTTCTGGAGCAACAGGCAATGTCACTGTAA